GCAAAACTTACGAATAGAAAGTTAATTGTAAAACCTGTTGGAATTAATACTTTTAATAATACTATTAATTTTAAAAATCATAATTTTGAAACAGGAGATTTGGTAGATTATCATTTTGATACTTCTGCAATTGGAATTTCCGATAGTGTTGGTCTTTCTACGGAAAAAAGTTATTTTATTTTAAAAGAGGATTCTGATTCATTTAGAATATGTGATGCAGGAATTGGTGGTACAATAACTAGTAATTTCGAATCAAAGAGATATGTACAATTTACATCTAACGGATCTGGATATCAATACTTTAAATATCCAGATATTGTAGCAACTATTGATTTTGTTAGTGCCGGTATTGGTACAACAGCTCAAACACAATCTATAGAATTAACACCTGTTGTTAAAGGATCTATTGTTGATGCATATCTATATGAAAATGGTACTGGATATGGTTCTGATGTTATCAACTTTGAAAAGACTCCCAACATTAAGGTAATTGAGGGACAGAAAGCTCAAATAGATGCGATTATTTCATCTGGACTTTTAATTGATACTAATATTCAATTTCAAGGATATGATTATTTTTCTCCGCC